GCTGCATCGACGTAAGTCTCCGACAGCGATTTCGTGGTGTAGACCGGCTCCCAGTAAGGGCCACAAACCAGGCGGCCGGCTTCGACGTAGCCCTGCAGGTTTCCCGAGTCAGAAATGTCGATCGCCATGCCGTAGGCTGCAACGGACGCTGGCATCCAGAGGCGCGCGCAAGCGCCGCCGCCGTACGCATAGGCGCTCGCCGACTGCGCGGCCGTCCATCCGCGAAGGGTGGCAGCCGGCGCCGGACAGGCGGAGACCACGCCGGAATCGTAGCCATAGCTTTGCCAGGCATCGATATACCCAAGCGGGCGCGTACCCGCTGCGCCAGATGTGGGGTAGTAACTCGTAACGCCTATGGTCTCAAGCTGAAAACCTTGCACGACAAATCCGCGCGTGCTGTTGCCCGAGTATTTTACCAATCCGAAATTGGATGTGGTTGTGCTGCTGGCGGCGACAGTTACGGAGACGCGATATACACCGCCGCCTAATGAGCTGACAATTGTGCTGCTAGCCGGATATGCGGCGCCCAAAAACACAGGCATGAAGTCCCCGCCGATATTCCCGGAGCTTGTCGCAATGACGGGGGCACTGCTGTCGTCCATCTTCACAAAAAAAGAGAGGGCATATACGACTGCGGCGGTAACTGCTGCAGTCTTGTAAGCAAATGCCGATCCGGTCGCGTTTGACAGTCGAATGGAGGCCGAAAAACCGGCAAAAGCCGCATCATTGGTTGCAAATGCGGAGCTGCCAAGTTGCGCCACAGTGCCTTCGCTGTAAGTAAGAAGATTTGTGGCCTGGGCCTCGCTCGACAACCTGATTCGCCATGTAGCTGTTGGTGACCAGTTACAAAACGGCATGGCGACCGCCTGAATCGGTTCGGCGGCCGACCAGGTCGCACTCACTCGCGCAGTATTCGAACTTGCGCGCCATACGCTCGACTTTTTGTCGGTCTGGAGATTCGCCGCGGCCAGCAGACCAGCCACGCTTGACGCAGACAGCGCGGCGCGGTCGGCGGCGTTGTCGGAAATGATTCTCAAATTTGGCATGTTGACTTTCTTAAATCGCAACTTCGGCGATGGTGTGATACGTACCGAAATTGGACGTCAGGCTTGTGACCAACCCTGGCACGCCCGCAGACAAGCCGAAACGGTCGCTGTAGAGATTGCGAGCCTCCCCCAACTGGACTTGTAGGCCGGCTGGCGTCAACTCAGTGCGGTAGGTCGTGTGCGGCACCTTGTCCCGCGCGAGGCGGCGATCTGCCTCAGCTTGGGCGTCTGCTTGTGTAAGCAAGCACGTCTCCACCATCACCGGATCCGTATAAAGGCTGTATGCCGCCTGCGTTGCGGCATCGATCGATGTGACCGTGCGCCACTGCAGTGCGAACATCTGCTTGTGTTCCGGCGGTAGCGATGTTTGCAGGTTCGCTTCAGGCGTGTAGTTCTGACAAAATCCAATCTGTACCGCGGCTGCCACCGCCGAGCGGGCGACTGGCGTCAGCGACTTCTGGATTTGCATAGAGCGCGGGATGTCGAGCGTCGCGCTGGTCGGAATCGCGTACTGGATGATTCGCAGCTTGCCCAACATTGAAGGGACAACCTGTGCGCCCTTGCTGGACGCGAGCTGCGCCATAGCGGCCAGCACGTTTGTCCGGTCGGCCAGCAACACGCCCACCGGCTGCGGATTGGCGGCGTCAAATGCGGCCAGATTCGCCGCGTCGATGTCGGCGCTCGTCATGCGCGTGCTGGCCTTGCCGTAGGACGTGGCAAGCAACTGGACGAGGGTGGCAATGGTATTGCGGTAGACGCCGCCGGTTTTATCACCCTGGACGCTACAGGTCAGCACTCCCGGACCCACTGCGTCGGTTAAAACGAAGCGCCCATTCCCGGCATCGTCAGTCACATCGACGGTGCGCATCTTGCCGTCAGCTCGAGGCTCGATCAGGCCTTCGGCGGCGCCCACGTGGTAATAGTACTTGCCGGTGGCCGTGTCCAGCTTCGGTGTCATGTTGGGCACCTCTCCCAGCGCCACTGGGCAAAGTACATCTCCCGTCAGTTTGACCTCCGATGCCGGCGTGTTCAGCCGCTGCAGCGCGTCCCGGAACTTCAGGGTGATCAGTTCGCGTGTACTCCCCGGCGCAATATCGGCCAGGTTGCCGACGAATGCCAGCCGAAAATCGGCCTCAGCCCATCGGACGTCGCCGATCAGTACCTGTACGCCCTGATTCGCGAACACGTACGAGTACCATGCATCGAACTCACCGCCGACATTTTGCACGTCAACGTCAGCGGCCGACAGCTTGGCGGCGCCATCGATCGATATGGCTTGGGTGATTTCCAGGTCCCTGGCAATCGCCGCGATATACGGCGTCGCGCTCGACCCGATGTAAGGTTTGTTCGACAGATATATCGTCGACTGCGCGCCCCCGATCAGACATCCGACGCGGTAAAGCGTCACGCGCTGGGCTGTGGAGTCATCCAGCCAAGCGGCGTATTGTGCGTCGGAAATGCTCATTCGAGTACCAACTTGTAATTACTGGTGATGGCGCGCTCAACCGCTGTACTGACGCCGCTTACAATTGCATCCGACGTCGCCTGCTGGGTTTGAGCGTTGCTGGACATGAGACTGCCGGTCTGCTGGCTCTGCTCGGCCCGCAGCGCTGCAATTTGTGCGTTCAGATTGTCGTTCGACGCCTGCAGCGATTTCACTGCGGCGGCCAACACGTTGACGCTATCGGCCCCTCCATAGTTGGCAGGATTGATCGGCACGTTGGCGATTGCTGTTGGCAGATTGTTGATGCCCTGCGCAATTGTGGTCAGAATCGCATTGGCGCTATTCATCGCATTCAACTGCGCCTGGGCCGAGCTGACCTGGCCGGCAGCCCACTGCGCCATGGCGGCGGAATCTTGCTGGCCCATCGCAAAGTCTTGGGCGTATTGCGAGTCGCCGCCGTTGATCTTCTGGGAAGCGGTCAGGAAAGCCGTCAGGGCGTTGGCCACGTTTCCTTGCGCGGCAGTGTCGCCGCCGAGCGCCGCCGATTTGGTTTGCTCGTACTGGTTGCGCAACTCGGCGTACTGCTGTTCGGGCGTCAAGGTCGATAGATTGCCGGTCAGTAGCCCATCGTGCAGGCTCTGCGCGGCATCGCGGAATTTCGCCATATCCGTCGAGGTGTTCGCCAGCTTTTGGGCCGCCTGCACCATGTCGAACAGCGGCCGGTTTGCCGCGTCGAGCGCATTTCGCTGTTTATCGAGCAGCTGGACCTGCGTCATGGTCAGCGTATCGAGCTGGTCCTGCAGGCCCTGCCGTTCGTTGGCAATATCGGCCTCGGAGCGTGTCACTGCCGTGGTCACGGCGTGAACCTGGGCGAAAGCATCAGAGAGCGCCATCAGCGATGCGAACTCCTGGGCGCCGGCCTGGGTGGTCAGGTCAAGCGAATCGACCACCGCTTTAAATTGCTCACGCGTCTGCACTCCGGACAATCCGAGGCTGGCCATGGCCGCATCGAGCGCCTTTTGAACCGGCACCAGGCGTTCCGCATCGGTAATGAAGTTGTTCGAGTACGATTGGACCTGCTGACCCAGGGTAGAGACGCCGCCGGCGAACATAATCAGCTGCTCGCGCGCCGCCGTTGAGCTGACCCCGAGCGATCCAAAGAGATCGGCCCCGGTCTTGCCCATCAGCTGAGCAATTTGATTGGTTGCCTGGAAGTCGCCGGCCAGGCGCTGCAGTGTCGCCGATGCGGTTTCCCCCGTTTTAGAAAAGCTGGCCAGGTTTGGCACGAGCTTGTTCGCCAGCTCGTCTCCGACACCATTGAAAAAGTCCGTGACCGCCTGGGTGTCTTTCGTGGCATCGCCGGTCAGCGCGATATTGAACGTCTTGCTGTAGGACGTGACCCAATCGGCCGAAACGCCAAGCGATTTAGCGAAACCGGCCGACGCCTGCTCGATGGCGGCCAAGCCTTGCGTGAACTGCGCAGACGTTTGAGCACTGAACGGCGTGTTGTTCGTTCCGTTTTTGTCGCTGCGGAACCACCCCCCATCCTCATGCCAGTTGGTGTAGTTCGACCCCGTCAAATTGGTTGCGCTCAGAGTGCCGCTGATGCCTTGGCCGGTGACTTGTTGCGGTCCCATGCCGAAGGCTCGGTTGAACAGGCCGCCAATCGCGCCACCGATGGCCCCTCCAATAGGTCCGCCAACCACGGCCCCAATGATCGAGGCAATGTTCGTCACTGCCTCGCCATGGCTGACGCTGTACTCTCCTGCGATGGCGTTGCCGATATAATGACCCGCAAGCGCACCACTCGCACCAGACGCCGCGGAGCCCGCGCTGGTAGCGAAGGCGCCGTTGGTGAGCAGATTCGATGACAGGCCAGACTGATACAGTCCAGCTTGGACCGTGTCTGCCACAGTTGTGCTGATCGTGGAGCCGATGGACGTAAAGCCGCCAGTGATCGCCTTGTACACGCTCGATGCTAACTGTGCCGCGCCGATCAAGCTCGACGTACTGCCAACGCTGCCAGGCGCCGCAGATGCAGCGCCAGAGCCGTCGCCGCCCATGAATGGCGCCGCTAACGAACCCAGTCCGCTGCTGATGGGCGCGAGGATCGGCTGCAGAACCATCTTGGCAAAGGCAAATTCGATGTCGTGAACGAGCTTCGTCAATCCCCTGCCGCCGCCATCGAGAATGGCGTTTGTCAGGTCGGTCTGAATTGTGTCAGTGGTTCGCTTCCATGCCTTCGCCGCATCGGCCGCGGCTTTCGCGTTGGCCTCGAGTGTCGCGTTGTCGCCGATCAGCTGAGAGAGCGTCCTTTGCGCGTCAATTTGCGCATTGATATCCGGGAGCATCGCTGAATAGATCTGGCGAGCTTTATCATTGAGATCGGTGCGCTGCAGCAGCAACGTGATCGCGTCCGACTGCGCCTGTAGATCGGCCGTCGCTGCCTTCGCCTGCGCGCTTCTCAGTTGGTCGATCTGATCTTTCGTTAAGCCGATTTCGAGCCCATGCTGACGTTCTTTGGCGATTTGCTCGTCCAACGATTTGACGGAGGCTGTTCCCGCCTTGTTCAGGGCAGTGATGTAGTCATCCATCGCCTTTTTGTCGTCGATCTGCTGCGCATTGACGCCTTTACTCTCGGCGGCATCGAGCTCGGCCTTTAGCAGCTCCAGTTTCTGCTCGTGCGCTTGGCGCTCGGCCGCGGTCAGCCCGGCAATGCGTAGCATCGACCTCTCATAGGTCTGCTTCGACAGGTTCTCTTCCAGCGTCGTGTTCAGGATCCGGCGGTCGAACTCGTCTTTGCCGATAATGCCGAGTTTGTAGAGCGCCGTTGTGTCGTCGGCGTACGCCTTCAGCTTGACCTCGCGAAGTGCCTCAGCGCCGGCCAGTTGCTGCTCGTTCAGTTGGCGTCCAGCGGCGCCGATCGACCTCTCGGCAGCCTCAATCTCATCGCTCGTCTTACGGATTGCGTCCCGCTTCGCGGCCTCTTGGGCTGCAAAGTCAGGGCCAGCTTCGGACTGGTGCGAATTGATGAGCGTAAGCCGGTCCTTTAATTCCTGGATGTGATACGCAGTCGAGCTGGTTTTCACGGCATCCCACGACTTCGCTTGAAGCTCGTTGGCTGCCGCGGCGTCTTTCTCGGCCTGGGTGAGTTCCTTTTGCTTTTTGATCGCCGGCTCAAGAGCATCGAGGGCCGCCTGAGCGCGCACAACTGCCGGGTCCTTGCGGGTGAGGCCAGAAGCCAGATATTCGGAAATCTGGTCTCGAATGCCCTGCGCCTGACCGTCTGCCTGCAGCTTCGAATCATTCGGTTTTTGCATCGCAGCCAGCAGTTTCAGCCACGCGTCCCGTTGGTCAAGAACTGCTTGAGTCACGATGCCGATGTTCTGCGCCTGTTTAGGCATGTGCTCGGATGCAGCCTTTGCCAATTCGTCCTGTGCCTTCTGAGCCTGGCCGGTCCGTTCAAGCGCAGCGATGTGCTCGATTTGCGTCGTGGTCAAAAAGTGCATCGTGCTGTTTAGCTCTTGCGCGCCCTTGATAGGGTCTTCGAACAGCGAGATCATCTTCGGCGCGATCTCATCGACGGATTGTCCGGTCGATTTAGCGAAATCGCTGATGAAGTGCCCAATGGTCCCGATGGCCTCGCCACCAATCTTCCCGGAAGCCGTCAGGGCAAGCACGATCGCATTTGCAGTGCCGATCGTCACCTCGTGCGTCTGGGTCATGCTGACCGCAAGCTGATCCATGCTCTGGCGCGACATGCCGGCGTAATTGCTGGTGACGAGCAACGCGTTGTTCATGGCGACCATCTGCTCGTGACCCTGCGCCATGGCGACAGCGATCCCGATAGCGGCGCCGCCAAGCGCGACGAATCCGAGCGTCATTGGATTAAGAAGTGCCGACGTAAAACTCATGCGCTCGGCCAGGACCATGAACGAGCCCGGCATCCGCGAGAAGTTTCCGGAAAGAACCTCATGCCCCAGCACGATCAGCTCGCGTGTCGCGCCGGCGGTCGCAAAGGCGCCCTTTTTCGCGCCCTCTTCCATCTTGCCGAAGCCGTCAACCCCGGCTTTCGCCATCAACGCCTGGGTCTTCGAAATTTCGTCTTCCAGCCCCTGAAAAGCTTTCATGGCAGCAGGATCGACGGAGTTGCCCATTTCCTTGCGCAGGGTGGCAAATTCGCCTTGCAGCGAACGCAGTTTTGTCCCGAGGGGATCGTAGCGCGCCAAGATCTTCTGCGTTTCCACTGAAAGCGCTGCCGTGCCATCTTGGGCGGCCTTCATGGAGGCAGAGACGCCTTGCATGTTGAGCACCTGCAGGCGCTGAGCGTCGGCAAAATTGCGGCCAGCATTCGTCGCGGCCACCTCCGCACTGGCGAGACCGCGCATTGAGCCGGCCAGTTCTTCGGTCACGGCCAGTTCGGTCATCGATGCGGCAACCATCTCGCGGATGCGCGCGGTGGCGTCAGCATCGGCCGCCGCGCTTTGCGAAGAGAAGGACGCCTGGGAAGCGCGCATTTGCTCCAGCCGCCCCTGCAGAGCCGCTACCTCCGCACCGACGCCATTCAGATTCGCTTTGTACTGCAGCAGTTCCTGGCTTGACATGCCGAACGTGGCAATCTCGTTTTCCAGCTGGGCGACCAGGCGAGATCCTGCCGAAGTGGCGTTTTCGCTCGCTGCGGCCACGCCGGCCCAGGCGTTGACGATGGACTGGGAACTCGATTGCACGGATGCCGTGACATCGGTCATGTCGGATTTCAGCTGCCCGGTGTTCGCGGACATGTTGATGATCAGCGAGCCGACTGTAACTGCGCCTGATGGCATATCGAATTCCCAAAAAAAGCCCGCCGTAGCGGGTATTGACACGATCACGCGGCTTCGTTCCAGACAGCGAGCGCCGCACACTCCATGATTTGCAGATCGGCCATCACATCGAAGCGCTGCCCGGCCGGCACACCCAGCTTGCGCATGTGAAGCATTAGCACGGCATGATTCAGGCCGGCGCGGCGCGACTCCATGCCGCGCGTCCAGACCCACTGCGTCGACATCGAGGTGAAAACAGCGAAAGGCAGGGCGTTGTCCGAATCGACCTCAAAAAGCTCGTCCGGCTTCGAATCGCCCGCCCAGTCGAGCGCTTCCTGACTGTTGATGCCGAAGGCCTCGAGGTCGTCCTCGACACCCGGGCCGGAAGGCTTGCCGCCGCGCGCCCAATGCGCGGCGGCTTCCTTCAGTTTTTTACGCGTGCACCCGTGTTGATTTCGGCGATTGCCGTGTTGATGCCACGGAGGATGCTAATGCCATCCTGGCTGCGCGCCGCGGCCAGCAGGTTGTCGCGGTTGAATTCAATTGGCGTATTGTTCTCGTCCTGTACGCCTTTCCAGTCCATCATCACGCGCAAAATGTTGTCGACGGAGCGCTCTTTCCAGGCGTTGGCAGATTCTTCCGAGCCTTCGACAGGCTCATTGGCTTTTGACTGAGCGGCCAAAGTTTCCTTGTCGTCGTCGTTGAGGCGCTTGAAGATGGCGGTGAACTCGTATTTCTTGATCTTGCCGCCGTTTTCAGCAACTTCGACCACGACGGGCCAGTTAATGGTTTTGTCGGCAACGGTTTTGATGATGAACATGGGGTATTCCTTTCGCGGGAGGATGGATGCCCGTGCCAGCCGCCGCGCCCGCGAAGGCGACAGCGACCGGCCGGTGCTTGGTGCGGCTTGCGCCGAATTACATGAAGCTCAGTACCAGCTCGTCGTTGCCGTTTTGCGGGATGAACGATTGTTTGCAGGTCAGCATGGTGATGCCGTCCTTGTCGCCGTAGCTAGGCGAATCCATCTGCTGCTGGGGGGCATCGATCTTGACGATATTTCCCGCCACGGTGCCATGCGTGACCGAGAAAGGACCCAGCACGACGTTGCGCATCATCGTCCACCAGTCTTTCGCTGCCACGGTGGTGGCCTCGAACGTGACCGAGCCTACCGGCTTGCGATCGGTCAGCACCACGTTTTCGCTACCACCTGGCAGCGAGCGGAAGACCACGGTGTTGGCGAAGTCAAAGCTGAAATCGGAGCAAACGGCGCCCAGGTAGCCAGACAGGTTGACGCCAACAGTGTTCTTGTTGTTGATTGCCAGCGGCTGCTGGAATGCGGACAGCGTGACGGCCGGGATCGTGGTGTCGGTCGGGGTCGTGTAGAGTCCGGTGAAAGTGAAGGTGAGCATCGGAATGCCCTGTGCCGACGCCTTCAAGGCAACCGTGCCGCGCGCGCCCAGCATCAGGTGGCGCAGGCCGTCGACGTTGACGTAGAAGGCAACCGATTCCAGATTGCCCGACACAGGCTTGTAGACCACTTGGGCCGGGATATTGTAGACGGTGGTCGCATCCGTCACGACTGCCAACGGAGCAGTAAATGTGGCTGTTTTGGTGGCGCCAACATAGCCTGCGATCACGGCAGCTTGGCCAGTGCCTGCTCCGCCCGTGGTGTAGAGCGTCATGCCGTTATACGCGCCGTCCACGGCCGAAGCACCAACTGCGAGCGTCATGCTCCCGGCGGCGCCGGCGGTGGCGGTTCCGGTAGTGGGTGTTGCCAATGCAGTGGCCGAAAGACCACAAGCGCGCAGCAGTTCGTCGTACGCGGGCGCCGTGCCGGCGGTCCCGGATCCTGCGAGCTCGATGTCGAATGACACCTTGGAGTAGGAGGCCGCCACGACGTTGGGATTGTTGCCCATGTAGGCCTTGATGTTCTGACGCTGGGCCAGCGTCATCTCCAGGGGGCTCACCGTCAAATTGCTCATCAGGAGCGCGTCCAGTCCGGCGGTGGGCGTCGGGTCAACGCCGTACGTCGTCTCGATCTTGGACAGGATGGCGCGCTTGCGGGTCAAAAAGCTCATCGATTACTCCGTTTCTTGGTGGGTGGAATCAGCCGGAGCAACCGGCGTAAAAAAACCCGCTGATGCGGGTTCGGTTGGGGTGATCGCTGCTGGCGGCGCGGCGCCTGGCTCTTCGGTGCGGCTGATCAGCACCCGTTCGCCTGCTTCGTTGATGGCGTAGCTGCCGCCCCGGCCTTCGTATTGGTCGTTCATAGTTGTCCTTAGAGTTGGCGATACTGGATTGAATAGGTGGCTTCGGCGACGCCGAGCGCAGGGTTTTCGGCGTCGATCTGGCGATTGACGGTCGATGCGGTCAAATCGACGACGACGCCGCCCAGGGTCCGGTCCGCATAGAGTGCGGCGTGCACGGCGCCGCGGACCGACTCCGGCGCCAGGGTCGGCGAATCGCCCTCGGCGCCGATCCATAGGGAAACCGTCAGGTCCCAGTAGACGTAGCC